GATCGAGGCGAGATACAACCGCCGCCGCCTGCACTCGACCCTCGACTATTGCAGTCCGGCGGAGTACGAAGAGAAGGCAGATCTCACATCAAACCCGTGTCCACCGAGTCGGGGTTAGTCCAGTCTTCGACTACTGACTCGTTCGTACAGAGAATCTCAACCGTTCGAGACTCAGCGTTGATCGAGCTCGCGTCCAGGGCAAGAGTCCTGAACAGGAACTTCGAATCAACGACTCGTTCCTTACTTTTCTGTTGGTCTCCCATTCACAGGTTGACCTCCTTCGTCGTCGGCCTGCGCCGGACTGACTCGAGAGTCGAGCCCGTCGGGAAGGCCGGCTGCGTCAAGCAGAGCTCGTTCTTTCACGCGCTGCTTGATCACTTCTTCCAGGTCCGAGCCTTGCTCTGCTGCTACCGCAGTGAGGCTCTTGACGTTCATGCGCACCATCTCGCGGTTGGCTTCGATGTCTTTGAGTGGATCGACCCAAGCCCAAGAGCGGGGCATGAACTGGACGTTGTTCAACTTGTCGAAGGCGCTCGGGGGAATCGTCTTCCCGTCGAGAGCTCCGGATAGCATTGCGTGTTCAAGCCAGGCCTCGAACACTGGAACATGGAGTGACTCGATCAGCCAGGCTTGCTTCGTGCGATAGAAGTCTCGGTCCTGCAGTTCTACGTGGCGTAGAGCGGACCAACTCATCGCGGTGGGATCGTTGGCGAGCGCCGCGTACGAGATACCGAAGCCCGACGCGATTCCGCGTAGGACCTCTTGCACGAAGGGCGCGTAGGAGGAGTTGGGATGCTGGGGATCGAAGGTGGAGAACTGCATTCCCTCGGGAAGCTCGTGGAAGGTGCCTGGGTCTGCGTTCGTGATCAGTGGTCCGTCTTCTTCTTCGCGATCGACCGCGATGGCGGAAAACTCCTCACCGGTCCTCGAGGTAAAGAAGCCCATCTTCCCTGCGGCTACGTCGGCTGCGATGAGTTCAGCTTCTCGGTAGAGCTTGAGCACGTGCAGCGTGCGCATACCGGAGACGATCCACGGGAAGCCTCTGGTCTGATCAGCAAACTCAGGATCCACAACATGAATCACTTCGTTCGCTGGGATGCGAACTCGCTGTTCCCCAGATGACTGGGGTCGAGTCACGACGTGATAGGCGAGCGGGCGGTTGAAGTCATCGAGTTCGACTCCCATGACTACCCGTCGCCCTTTGCCGAGGTCCGCTTCGTACCTCACGTCGACCGCGTCGGCAGGAATCACTTCCAGCCGAAACTCGGAGTTGACCACGTGCTTGCGGATGAAGATCTCTCCGTCGGTCCCAGCTCCCTTCAGGACGAGTCTCTCGACATCGTGGAAGGAGAGCTTTCCATCGGCCGAGGTTCTTCCCTTCCGAGTGAACTTCCACCAAGCGTCTTCGATCATCCGGTTGTTGGCTGTGTCGAGCTTTCCGTTCGAGTCAGAGATCCGAGCTTGGAGCTGAACTCCGAGGCCTACGACGTTCTGCAGCAGTAGGTTCATGTAGCGGCGGCAGTAGTCGTCGTTTTTCATCAGGTCGCGAGCTCGCGCGCGCAAGGCGGGAAGCGATGACCGGAGCTCGAGATCGAGCTTCTGATCCAGGGTGAGCCAGCGGGAGTAGAGAGTCCCTGTGGTGGCTCCATCGAATCCGTGTCGGATTCGGCGAGGTCGTTTCGACTGCGGGACAACCGTCGCGGCTATCGTTGGACGGGACTTACTGAACGGCCAGGGGAGTTTCATTCGGCTGAGTCGTCTCCTTCTCTAGTGTCTCGATTCGCTCTACAAACGAACCTTGATCGTCGCGCTGCTGCTTCTTCCCTGAGCCAGTCGTTCGGCTCGTTCCTCAGCGATCACCAGGGCGCGGTACTTCTGGCGTAGATCGAAGAGCTCGGCGTGAGGGATCTTGCTCAACGAGCGACCAGCGATCGTGTACGACAAGTGGTCCTCGGTGGCGCGTCGCTCGAGCACGGCTTCGATAGCTTCTAGGACCTTGCGCGCATGGGAGCGTTGGTCGCCGGCGGCCGCGGCAGCAGGGTTGGGAAGGACGGTGAGTTTCCCAGTCGCCAAGGTCACTCGCTCTGTCCCGAGGCTGGCGATCGCAGACCAGCTGTAGAGTCCGGGGAGATAGCCGGCGCTGATGGAGCTTGAGACAGAGACGGTGAAGATTCCCGATGGTTCCTCAGTCGCGACGAGCGAGATCGCCTGCGGTCCGACGAGGCGATACGAGATCGACCAGGTCGCATAATGAGAGAGAGATTCGGTGAAGTAGATCGAGTCACCTGAGAACAGATGAGTCATCTCTGAAAAGTGTCTTGAGGTGGTCATGGTCTCCTACCAGCCGCGGATACGGTCTCGGATCGACACTGGTCGAGTCGGGCGAGGCCGTCGGCGCAGCTCGCGTATTCGCTTCATGGGCTCAGGCGGCGGACTGATCGGAGTCTCTTGCGCTGGTTCTTGGCTCGCGAGCGAGGCTTCGCTCTGAGCTTCCACGCGCTGAGCCTCGAGTTCGAGGCGCTTGCGGAAGTTCTCCGCGATCGCGGGGAGGTCGGGGTTCAGGATGTAGAGCGCGGCGTACGCGTACACTCGGCAGTCGAAGGCTTCATTCCGTCGTCCAGCGAGCTTGACCCACTCTCGACGACGCACTCCCCTCGTGTATCGGGTGACGAGTCTCTCCGCAGTGAGCTGCCGAAAGAACTCTTCGTTGTACCCAGCTCGATTCGGGAAGTGGCAGTAACCAGGACCTGGTGAGTCGAGTGAGAGCTTGTTGGCGATCGACTCCTTGCCAGGATCCACTCCGATCAAGAAGAGCGCGACGTTGGCTCGGTTGTTTCGGCTTGGGTTTCCGACGAACGGAACTCCGAAACCTCCGCGACCCTTGATCGCATGGACTCCGTTCTTGCGACGGAGCTTGCAGTACGTGTAGGTCGCTTGCGTGAAGTGACCACCGGTATCGACCGCGATGCTCTGGATCCGCATCTCGATCCCTGACTCGTGTTGGTACTTGCGGAAGAGAGTTGCATCGAGCTTCTTCCAAACCTCTGACTGACCTGGGTCTCCGAGGAGAACCTCCTTGGCGATCCCCCAACTCTCTTCGTCCTGGTTCCACCCGATCACCTCGACCTCGAGTCTGTCGTCCTGGACGTCGACTCCCGCAGTCAGAATGCAGACCGGGAACGGAACTTCGGCTGCGTACGGCTCCACTCGAGTCGCGAGCTCTGACTCGTCGAGGGTCGTTCCGTCGTCTTCCCAGACTTGTCCAAGGCTGGTGTTCGTCCAGACCTTCATCCGCTCTGCAGATCGAGAGTCCTTGGCAGCAAGGAAGGCCTTCACGACGTCAGAAAGAGATGTGAATGGGGAGTAGAGCTCGGAGATGTGGAAACCAGCGATCCCGTCGAAGGGCTCCGCAGCTTCCCAGTGTCCGAGACGGACAGCTTGCCTCCGCTCCGTGTCCGACCAGCGAGCTTGACACGCTACGCACTCGTACAGCGCAGTGTTGGGATCGCGGTTCTCGAAGCGAACCTGCGACCAGGTCAGCTCTTGAAAGTGACCGCACGCATGGCAGGGAACGAGGAAGTAGCGCTGATCTGACTCAGCGAATGCAGCTTCTACGCGAGATAGTCCAGCGATCGTCGGAGACGAGCAGATGACGATCTTCCGACCGCGGTTGGTGAACGTCTTCGTACGGACGATCGCAAGGTCGAGTGGGTCACCCTCGGTCCCAGCGGACTCATCTAGTCGGTCGGCCTCGTCGGCGAAGAGATACTTGATCGGGCGACTGGCGAGGTTGGAAGGCACGTTCGCTCCACACATGGAGAGGTGCCCACCGGGAAAGTCCTTTTCGAGGATGGTGTTCGAAGAGTCTCTGGTGCGAGACAGATCGATCTTGTCTCGCAGTGCGGGAGTATCTCGGAGCATCGGAGCTAGTCGCTCTGTCGAGAACTCCCGAGCTTTCGCGTCCTTCGGGACGATGAAGAGCGTGGGGCCGGGATCAAGGTGAATCACGTACCCGAGCGCGTTCAAGATGATCTCGGTCTTGGCTACCTGAGCGGCTGCCATGATCACGACCTGGTGAGTGTCGCGATCGGAGATCGCATCCATGATTCCGCGCGTGTACTCGGCGACCTCTGTCTTCCAAGGGCCAGGGATCGCAGAGCTGGACGAGGAGACTACGCGGTAGAGGTCAGCCCACGCAGAGACACTCAAGTCGGGCGGTGGGCTGAACGTCGCGCGAACAGTACGGCGCAGTAACTCGAGGACTCGGGCTTGAGCGCTCAGCTGCTCGTCAGCGAATCGACGGCGGAATGAACTCGCTCCATCGCTGAGTGGATGGCGAGTTCGAGCTTCTGGCGGATCTCATCCGCGTCGGAGATGGACGAGAGATCCGAGGCAACGAGATTCGGAACAGCAAGAAGAGCTGCACGCGCTTCGGAGAGAACGTCGCTCACCTGCTTCGCAGCCCACTCCACCGCGACGAGACTTCCCTTCTGCTGCTCCACCTTCATCTGCGCGAGCTCCGCGAGAGCACACTCCTTCGCAGTCTTGGCTTGCTGGTAGTCGGAGTTCGAAGTGCGATTGGCAGAGCGCATCAGATACTCGCGATACCAGGGGAGACACTCGCTCAGGTCAAACCTCCACCCTCCATCGTCCCCTTTTCTACCGGGCATTCCGGCAGCGACAAAGGAGTCGATCGTGGTGAGAGCGACGTCGAGCAGACGAGCGAGATCGGTGCGATTGAGCGCTTCCACGGCTAGCGACCGGAGCGCAGAGCGAACTTATCCAGCGCTCGCTGAGCCTTGATCGGAAACTGCTTCTTCGCGGTTTCGAAGGCAGTCGTGGTGAACTTCAGGCGCGGACGATCTCGAAATGCGTCGATCAGCGCATAGGCCACCACCACTCCGCGCGCTTGCGGTTGGAGAACAGCAGTCTGGCGACGATTCACGAAGCCCTTCCTGGAGGTGACTAGCTCTCCCGGGGTCTGTCCCTTGGGGACGCGACCTCGCGCATTCACGCGTACTCCGACCGGGATAGCGACCTTGGTTCCCAGCTTGAGCGTGCGCTCGTCGGGGACAGAGACCGAACCTCCCTCCTCGTGGATCAAGAGCAGTGAATTGGCCTTGTCGCGGGGGAAGATGCGGACAGAGAGCTTCCGCTCAGTGGCCTTGTTGAAGAGGAATGACTTCTCGGACGCGAGGAAGCTCTTGGTGCTCGAGCTCTTGAACTCGAAGACCTTGGCCACTTGGGCTCCTTCGGCTTCGCGGATCTCAAAGGCAGTGGAATTGAGAGCGTCCGCAGTCACGGTCCGGTAGCGATTCCGGTGGAGATCCCGGAGCGCGGAGAGCACGGCTTGATCATGGACGATGACAGACAAGGGGAAGATGACCTCCAAGGGGAAGATGACTCGTGTTGTTGTAGGCACGATTTCGAGAGCCACTGTCTGAAGAGACGTCGCGCTTCGCGCACACCTGCGGCGCTCAGTCGCTGGAAGGACCCGAATCGCCCTCGTGCTCGAGCTATAGTGTGTATCCACGATGTCGACCTCCGAGCCACCCGATCCCCAAATCGTCGCTGGTTTCGACCGGGTGATGGGCTTCTGGAAGAGCGCTCACGACGCAGCCCTTGAAGCAGAGAGGGCTTTCGTTGAGATGAAGTGGGCACCTACGTTTCGCCAAGAGTCGCAGCGGATGCGTAGAGCAGTCGTGCTTTCGGCGGTCATCACGCTCGCGATGTCGCTGTTCGATCTGAGACCGACGAAGGTCGAAGCGCTGGGGCTCACGCTTGATGGAGCGAAGAGTTTGGTTCTGATAGGCGGCGGAGTTGCATTCACCTCCTACTTCCTGTCCGAGTTTCTCGCCTTCGCTGCTAGGGATTTCCGCTACTGGCGGCAGCGTCTTTCGATCGCTCACCGGGAACTGATGGATGCCTTGGATTTGGACCAGAGACAGGCGAGAGAATCCTTCGGTAACAGCAGCTTCGCCGATGAAATCAAACAGTCAGTCTCAGCGAAACAGGCGGAGTACTCGGAGAAGCCAAGCTTCCAACCCTCCTCCAGGCTTGAGCCATTCTGGGGAGTTGGGCCGATGGCCTGGGTAGAACATCGTGTGCCGATTCTTGTCTCGGTCTCGGCAGTCCTTGTAGGGGCTGCCAAGGTCGTCGGCGAATGGTGGTGTTGAGCGGATCAGTTCGTCCCCCAGTGGTTCTCATAACGATCTTTCTGCTCGTCGAGTTCTCGCTGGGCGTCTTGGATCCGGGTTTCGCGCTTCTGTAGTCCCGTAGACAACCGTCGCTGGAGGGTTTCGATCAGGGTGATCAGCTGTTCGGGCATAGCTATCTCCTTGAAGCAGGTCGGCTCTCTCCGGTTCGTGTCAATCCAAGGGGACGAATGTCAGTTAGGCGGCGTGTGTTCTTGTTGCGTCTCGCGGAGAGAACCAGACCAGCCGAGAGATCGTTGTGTCCCTCTACATAGGGCCGATTCGGTACCTTGGATCTCCATGAGGCAGCGCTACCTGCTCGACGCAAGCGTTCTCGTGGGAATCGTGAACAGCGATGATCCTCTGCATCAGCCCTGCTACTCGTTCTTTCGGAACCTCTATGACGAGGATGCGGCGGTCTGGGTAGTCCCTGGAATCATCTTCTTCGAATTCCAGGCGACTCAGTCTCGGAGGGCCCGCGAGCGCGGGCAGACAGGCAGCATCTACCGGCACGCTCCGCTCTTCGAGAACAACACCGAGCTGTATGAGATCTCTCCCGACTTCCTTGGAAGGGTATGGGATGCCGAGCTCTACACTCGCTTCGATCGACTCAGAGGCGCCGATCTTCTGTACGCGTGCATTGCGTTTCTTGAGGGCATCCCCCTCGTAACCCACGACAGCGACTTCGATCCCTATTCTGGGATCCTGTCGATCATCCGTCCCCGCGAAGTCTATGATCTCGGCGGCAATCCGATCTGATCCCTCTCGAATAGCTCCACTTCCGCTGCGCTGATTCGATGTAGCTGTCTCTCCGTCAGCACCTCGAGTGTATGAAACTGGTGGACCAGCGTCCCTGAGTTCGCGGTGATCCAGTCCAGGGCTTCAGGTTCGTCTTGATACTCGTCGAGGAACTCTCGATAGAATCGAGAGCCTTGATCAGCTCGGGGTTGGTCGGGTCTTAGTGGTCTTGGCAGGTTGGGTCACTTCCTTGGTCGCTTTGTAGCGGCCGGTGGATTCTCCGAGCGATGTACTACGATGTGGCGCCGTGATCGACTGGGTTCTCGGAATACCCGCCGAGTTCTTGCTCTTGGTCCCGATCTACTTCGGGATCATGACCTTGGGCGTGTCCTGGGAGTACGGCTGGCGCTGGCGGCTCGTCGGCTCGCTCGTCTTCGCGCTTTCGTTGTGCCCCCTACTCCTTCCGCGCTTCCTCCACTCCACTGTGCTCATCACCGTTGTTGCAGTGAATCCAAACCGCGGTGAGCCACTGTCCTTTTCGGTGGGCGAGTCACTTGGAATTCACCAGGACTCGCGCGAAGGGCTGTTGGACCCGTACCAGTTTGCTGGGCGTACGTCTGACGGACGCATTGAAGTGTTCGAGAACCAGAACTCTATTCTATGGTGGAAGTTCGATCGACAGGCCTTGCAGATGGACCTTCAGGCAGCCAAGACCTACCAGCTCTTGGTCTCCGACGTTTGGGGGATGCGGAACGCGATCAGGATTGAGTGCGAAATGTCCGCCCCGGACCCCTGATCAGTTCTCACTAGATTGGCTGCGAACGGCGCGCCTTCCTCGCACGATTCCCGAGACGATCCCGCTCATCAACGCTGTCGCCTCGACGAGTCTTCTTGCCTCGTCGAAGCCGAGATTGGGTGCCCCCGCGTGTGCGATGTCGTTCCGGATCGTCGCTAGCTGCGAGATCGCATCTGCGCCCTCGGAGTACAAGATCTCCCGCTTCTGCAGTTCGCGAATGACTGCCGACAGGGGAATGAGCCTAGGGAGCGGAACGTTCGCATCGTCAGCCGCGTCTCGGAGTATGGCCTCGAGGTCACTAAACGCGGCGAGGAACGCGCTGTTTCCATGGACCTTGAGAAGATCCTCGATGAGGCTCTCGCGATGCACTACCGGCGCGACTTCGGCGTCAGAGCGCTCCTCGCGTGCGCTCTCGGCAGCGTCTTCAGCCCGGACTATGCGGGCCTCGAAGTCTGCACTCAGTCCACCGCCTTCCACCCTCTTCAGATCCTCGAGCCGTCGACGAATGACATCGCGAAACAGGAAGACGACGAATGCCACCACAAGCGGCCACGACACCCCGACGATGAGATCGACAATCGAATCGAACCACGGCTGGCTCATTTCCAGCGAGGATCCCTAGCTGCGGCGCTTCTTCTCTTCCGCGCGAGCCGCCTTCTTGATCCGATCGGGTGTCTGAGTCAGTACCGATCCCGCCAGTCTTCTCGCGGTCTTCCCGCTACGACCATCGGCGAGGACTTTGGCAGCGAGCTTCGCAAGCTCCCTCGATGTCTTCTCGTTCTGGGCCATACACCAGTCTCCTCTTGTGTCTATTGTATCTCGGTGGTGTACGCGGCAAGAGTTCGCGTGAAATCGGCGACGTGGACTTCTCTGAGTCACGATCGCGCGCTCATGCTGCTACGATCTTGGGTGAACTCAATACAGGAGGTTGTCATGGGGGTAAAGAAGTCTGGAGGCGACGGAGGTCGGCAGGAGCGAGGCAAGGGAGATGCACCGGCGCGCCCGGTTCGTCGGCCGGAACCTGCTCCGCTTGAGAAGCGTGACAAGGGTGGAACAGGGAACACTTCCGTCATCCGCGACACGGTCCCGCCTCCTCTCCCCAAGAAGGATGGGAACGAGTAGCTACCGATGGCTGGTACCCGGAAGAAGTCGGGTCGGAAGAAAAGCTCTGGCGAAGTGACTCGGCGCGATCACGGTGGCAAGGGCCGGGATTCGAGCGCCGGAAGATCCATTGAGAGAGTCCCCAAGCCGGGGATCCGCGATACCGTACAACCTCCTGGCAGCAAAGGGGGCGGGGGCAAACCCAAGTGAACGATCTGGAGACCCGGAGAGACCGCTTGGTCTTTGGCGTCCGACGGTCAGTGCGCTATCACGCGCGACGTCGGCGACACTTCGACAATCTGAATCGCTTCACGGTCTTCTTCACCGTGATCCTTGGTTCCGCGACCTTTGCATCTCTGCAAACGAACTCGGACTACACTTGGCTCGCGCCTTGGTTCGGAGCAACGGTCACCATTATCTCGGCGTTCGATCTCGTCATGGGACATGCGATTCGAGCGCGCGAACACCGCGACTTCGAGCGTCGCTGGATCCGGCTTGAGCGAGAGATTGTGCGAGCAGGTACCTACGATGACGGAACTTACTCGCAGCTATGCGAACAACGTTTGGAGATAGAAGCCGATGAGGAGCCACCTCTCCGCGTGCTTGACATCTTGTGCCACAACGAGCAGGCGCTCGCCGAAGGTCTGAACGATGAGGTTTATCGCGTGTCGTTCATCCAGCGTTGGCTATCGCAGTGGATGGACTGGAGAGCCGATCGGCCCTTTCAAAAGGTGAACGCGTAACCCTGTTGCTTTGAGTCTGAGAGCACACCCGCCAGGCTCGAAGACTCAGAACTCCAGCACGTTGTAGTCGTTCGGTTCGTCGACTTTCACCGGCCGGTGAAAACTCTTCTCTACTCGTAGTCGGGCGATCTCCGCGTACTCGGGCATCGCTTCAATCCCGATCCAGCTCTTCCGCTGATACTTGGCTGCGAGTCCAGTAGTTCCAGTCCCCGCAAACGGGTCCAGAGCTACTCCGTCCCGAGGGACGATGTATCTCGTCCAGAAGTCGCACAGCGCGTACGGCGTTCCGGCTCCGTGGCCCCAAGCTCCGGCTGACTCACGGGGGTCTACGTTGGAGATCGGGAGCAGGTTGTAGGGAGTGACCTTCCCTTGCTTGTCGCGGACTGATTGGGCGATCCGACCCATGCGGGTGTTCATTCCGCTGGGGGTCGAGCGAAGTTCCCACTCTTCCGAGTTCTGGGTGTTCTGCATCGACTTCGACGCAGACCAGAGGATCGCGGACTGGTCTCGGTAGCAGTCACTGGAACCAAGCCAGACGCAGTATCACGCTCGGTCGCATCAACCCGTTCTTGGCTTGGCAATGAACTGTTGGCGGGGTGGCGAAGTTCCACCAGTACACGTCCTGAATGAGGTTCCACTCGCGGGAGTACTTGGCGATGAACTCCCAGAGCCAGGGGCGCATCGATCCCACGTGTTCGGAGTTCGGCTGCAGGACAAAGACAGCTGATCCAGTTGGTCTCAGGACCCGGCGAACCTCGCGGATCACCTCGTCCATGAGTGAGTGCCAGTCGGACTCAGTGAGTCGTCCGTAGGGACGATCGATCTCGGCGTATGGCGGGTCGGTAATCACCGCGTCGATCGAGCTGGTCTCGATCTTCGCGAGCTCGGTTCGGGAGTCTCCTTCTACAACGATCTGTGTAGGCATCTTGGCATTCGGTCTCCTTTGCGGGGCTGACCCCGCGTAGTCTCGGTGCGAGCGCGAGCTCGCAGAGGTGCGAGCAGCTGCTCGCAGTGCAGCGGCGGAGCCCAACTACTCGGCTTGGTTGAGATTGCCGGTAAGCTGCGCTCGAACTGCGTACTTGTGGCGTGCCGGAGTTTGCGCGCTTGCGCCGGCATACGGCGGCCCTAACCCCGCCAGATTGCTCAGGAATTGGTCCGGCGCGGGCATACCGCCTGCAACCCCTCCCCCGCATGAAAACGCAACGCGAACCGGGTCGGGTGATCTGGGGAGCGGCGCGAGAAATGGGGTTGCTGCGATGCCTGCGACGGATCTCCTGCTCTTGGGTCTGACCCTGCTCGGGTTCGTGACTGGCTTGCTGTCTCCCCGCTGAAAGGAACTGACTCATGTACTCAGACCACAAGACCAAGACGTTCACCGGGATCAACAGGCAGTCCACTGAGATCCTCTTCGAGCAGATGCGCGAAGAGGGCTACGACGTGGACTTCGCTCACTTCAAGAAGTGGGAGAGCAGTCACTACTCACAGCATCCGACCTGGTTCTCGGGTGGAGCGTTCCGAGCTTACTTCGCTCGGTTCTACTCGGAAGGTCGCTGCGATGTCTTCGAGAGACTCGTCGCGAAGTACAACGCGAACGACCACAAGCGCAGCGAGGACGCTTACGCGGACGCACCTCGGAAGGTCGCGAAGGCTCGGTCAGTCGGAACCAAGCTGAATCGCGCAATCGCGGTTGCGACCGCGGCACTGACTGCGCTCGCGGAAGCTGCGAAGCAAGCGAGCTGAACTCGGAAACGGGGTCGGAGGGACTCAACATCCCTCCGACCGGTTCCCTTCCCTCACTCACCACTACGGAGGTTGGACATGCTGAATCAGGATACGGTGATGATGATACTGGCTGGATTGATCCTTGGGGGTGCGCTCTTCGGCGCACTCGCGAAGGGTCACGCGATCGCTCGCGGGACGTTCGTTCCCCGAGGTCGCGGGATCATCCGCAAGGGGCGAGAACCGCTCGATCCATCGCAGTAGAAGACAGTTCAAAAAACTCAACTCACGGGGGAGCCCCGCTTGGTCGCGAGAATCAGGCGGGGTTCTTTTTTGGGGTCAGCGGAACGACCCACCCGTCAAGACCCCACGTCCCCGGTCTTGTGGTTGTTTCGTCGGAGCCTGGGCACCTTGGGGGATCTGGATCAGAACCGGGGGAGCGAGGTATCTCGGATCGTTCGGATCCGTGATGACCTCGGTCGGGGTCTCCGGGGTGGGGGTCGGCGCAGCTGAGACAGGCGGCAGCGGCTCGGGTGACTCAGGGGTCCTTCCTGGCGGCTCCACGCGCACAATCTCCGGTGCTCGTCTCGGTCCGGTCGCGGTGAAGGCTTCGGGGTACTCAAGGCGTAGGCACGTGTAGAGACCCATTGCTCCAGCGATCACCCCAAGGGTGACGAAGCGATCGCGCCACTTCTTTGCCCAGTCGACTCCCGACCAGAACCGCTCCCACGCGACTCGAGTCCCGGTCCAGAGCTCTCCAAGTGTTCGTTCGCGCCACGACATTTCCACAGGAAGCGTACGCCGTGCCCTTGGAACGTCAACGCAAGTGAGTTGACAGGCGACGACCGAGGGGATCGAGGGCTCGATATGGCTTGAAGCTCCTTCCGCTACCCGGACGGAAAGACTCTGTGGAATCACGACGGGCTGTCTCAGCGGCTGGCTGATTCCCAAATTCTTCCCAAGTTAGTCTCTGTTCGCTGGGTGTACGCTTTCGATTCGGTGGGGGCTCGATTTTGCGGAGCCACAGCATGGCGGATCGGCAAGTCACTTGCGTGACCACCGAAGGCCCGAAGAGTGACTGCACGTGCATCACCCACATCGGACGCTTCTCCGATCTCGGTGGACGAATCACTCGGGCCGAGGGGGTTCGGCGCATCAAGGAAGCGATCGACAGATTCTATGTGATCGACCCCAGCGACTCGAGTAGAGTCTGGGTGAAGGTCGCTCGTCGCGGCAATCTTGAGTATCTCAGGACGCAACCGAACGACACCGAGCGCGACAACCTGTTGTCGCTCCCCGCGTGTTGAACTGGCGCTCTACCCTCGCTGTCCTCGTCCTCTTGTTCGCGTTCTCCCTTGTCTCCCCCTCTACGAGCTCCGGTGACGAGTCCAAGGGGACGAGCAGCGAGGTCGCTTCACCGGCCGCTGAAGAGTCGGCGCTGGCTGCAAGAAGCTGCATCCCTCGTGAGCAGTGCTGCAAGATCTGCACGAAGGGGCAAGCGTGCGGGAACTCGTGCATCAGCGCGAGTTACACGTGTCACAAGGGCAGAGGATGCGCTTGCAACGCGAGCGAGGTCTGCCGGTGAGCCAATTCCTCCTTTGTGCTGCGCTCGCGCTCCTCGCGGTTTCGTCACTCGCGCGAGCTGACCAAGTTGTCCCTTCGGATCGAGTCGTCACCCGCGTGATCGTTCGCGCGGAGCCAAGTTCGACTGGGGATCGGATTGGATCCTTGTCACCTGGTGAGACTGCCGAGTTTCTGGACGACGTCCCGAGTTACTACAAGGTTCGGCTGACATCGGGAGTCGAGGGCTTCGTCAGCAAGGCGTGGACTGATCTTGTCGCCGGGCCGCCGAGTCAGCCGACACAGCCCGCTGCTGCCGGCGGAGCTGGCGCGAGCACAATGACCGCGCACTTCATCGACCTTCTCCAAGGCGATTCAACTCTGCTCGAGTTTCCATGCGCGGCGGTCTTGATCGATGCAGGCGGAGAGAACTCCGACACGACGCAGACACTAGTCGACTATCTATCGGCGTTCTTTCGGCGGCGCACCGATCTCAACCAGACCATCGCGGTTGAGTTCACGACTCACACGCACGTGGATCACAACCGCGCTCTTCGCAAGGTGGTCGAGACGTTCAAGGTCGAGCGCTACGTCCACAACGGGACTTATAACGGCTCTGGTTCAGCGAACGCGAAGTGGATGAGAGATCACGCGAACGACGATGGGCGGACTGTTGTCCAGCGATCCGTCGAGGATTCGGAAGTAGTCGGCGGAGGCAACAAGTCGGGCCTTACCGATGGCACGATCGATCCTGTGGACTGTGGCCAGGTCGATCCGAAGATCACCGTTCTCTCTGGCCACGTCGCGTCCAATCCAGGTTGGCCGCAAGGTGAGTTCGCGAACCAGAACAACCATTCACTCGTTATCCGAGTTGACTTCGGAAGCGCTTCCTTCTTGTTCAGCGGCGATCTCGAAGAGCCGGCGATCGAGACACTCGTCGACTACTACGATGGGACACCGCGGTTGAACATCGACGTCTACCACGTCGGGCACCACGGCTCGTACAACGGCTCGACGACGAGTTTCCTAGGAGCGATGTCTCCGAAAGTCGCGCTGATCTCTGTGGGACCGTTCGACCGCGAGACGCAGTGGACCGCGTGGCAGTATGGGCATCCGCGAGACACCGCGGTGGACATGCTCGAGCACGCTGTGTCGCTGACTCGTCCGTCCAAGCGAGTCCACATTGCGACTGCGGTGAAGGACTTCAAGACGGAGACGATGACCAAAGCGATCTACGCGACCGGCTGGGATGGGAACGTGGACATCACGGCGAGAATGGATGGGACACTTGCTGTGACAACAGCGAGATAGAGACGGGCAGGTGGTTCGGGGCTCCAAGGAGAGACACCATGCCAGGCCGAACGAGCGGCGACTATCGGGTCACTCCGACACGAGACAAGCGACGGCGGCTGAAACAAGACGGCGCCTTTCGCGCCATGGGTATCTACAACACTCAGATCGAAGCGGTGATGCGAGGACGAGTCCTCGCCGAAGCCGCAAAGGTGGATCCTCGGAGCCCCGCACGCTATTCGAGTTCGTTGACATTTCACGACGGCGGCTTGCAGAGAGTCTTCCCCCAGAGGTGTGGGAGAAGCTGGATCACCGAGAGGAATGCCTGTTCCTCCGAGACACCATCAGGGCAGGCCGAGATAGACCCAGGTGGTGGTCGCGCGAGTTCCACTGAATCCCGACTTCTTGCCAATTTCTGTCTCGTCGTGGGGTGTAGGCTTCGTTCGAGCTGGGACTCATTTGGAATTTGTCTGCGGCTCGCGGTTTCTGTCTTCGTCGTCGGTTCGCTGTTGGCTCTCCCGAGCTACGCGGACAATCTCAAGCGGAGCGATGCGAGTGACATAGTCACTTCATCGACTGCTGAAGACTCCGCGCCAACCGCAACAGAATGCAGTCCGGGAGAACAGCGCTGCAAGGTCACCCCGACGGGGCAGGCCGGGGGTCAAAACGCGCAGCTACTCGCAGTTTCAACGTTGAACGTTGAAGAGAGGCAAGGCGACGACGACGAGAGCAGTGTCGCCCGGCTTCGTGAGCTAGCGAGGAGATTCGAGCAAAGCGTCGGACCGCAGACGTGGGGACTTCTTGGTCTACAAGAACTCCACGGGACTCGTTTCACGTTCCCGTCGGTGTTCGGACAAGAATTACGCGGGATACGGGTGACCCCTAAGCCTCTACCTTGCGGGAACAACCGGCAGCTGCTCTTTCCGGTCGAGTGCTTCCGACAAGGCCTGACTAACTCGAGCGCGAGCGGTCAGTACGGTATGAACGGCTATGTCGGATCAACCCTCGTCCAGATGGTCGCAGGGAGTCCTAGAGCGCTCACATTCGAAGTCACACAGGTCGGAGGCATGAAGCGCCACGTTGTGGGTGCGCGATTCACGGTTCTCTCCTCCGGCATGATCGTTCCGTTCTATTCGGTTCATATGTCGAACGCTAAGAACGGTCAGGTCAGGGTCTTCAAGGAACTCGTCGAGCTAATGGCCGCGATCCACTCGTGGCAACAACCCGGTGACCTAACTCCGATACTGGCGGGAGACTTCAATTGCACGGAACTTTCTTCCGACGTGCGCCAAGTCATCTACAGTAGCTTCTATCCAGCGTCAGAGGATCTGGATTGGGCGGACATCATCTGGGTAGGTCGTCCGCAGGCGTTTCCTGGATCGGCCGGGGCACTTCGCCGGGAAGGCGCCTCTACCGTCGACACCTCGGTGAAGGATGCGCTGCTGACTGATCCCTACATCATGACTTCCTTTCTTCGTTACGACGCGGTGACGAGCCAGAACCCGATTCCCGTGCCTGCTCCGACAGGTGACCCTGGCTGCTTCAACGAGCTGACCCAGTTCAGGATCTCAGACTATGACTTCGTTCCTCAATCCGGTGGCACTTATGACGCAAATTGGGTTGGCCCACCACGACGGGATCTAAGGTGGGCAGATGTGAAGCGCTACGTTCCGACCTTCAGCATCCAGCAACGAGCCACTCGGCGACCTGTCAACATCAATTTCGGGGTCATGGAGGAGCGCCTGCTCGGCGATACTCGACTTGGGACACTCAGAGTGACTCTTGTTCCAACGAATCAGGGCGGAGGCGTGCTCCTCACCTATGTGAGTGAGGAGGGTGACGCTCGAAGGCCCACCGGTGCCCCAACCGAGATCCATGACTCCTTCTGGCTGGGCTGCACGAGGGCAGGGAGAGTCCGAGGCAATCACGGAAAAGGGGATGACAGCCACGCCGACGTATATCTCAAGATGATCTGGGCAAGCGAGCATAGGACGATCACCATGCCCGAGAAGAGCAGAGTCCACAGGGTTCGGTGTTCTTAGTGACTCGCAGGTCGACCGCTCGAGGGGAGGCGCGTAGGTCTTGCCATTCCCGGAGTCGACAGGAGGCCTCAGCTCCAGGACAGGCCACGAAAGTGAGACCAGGAGAAAGGACAAGGAGCACTAGAGATGCAGCGGCCCGCACCACTGCTCGCCGTACTGCTGGTTCACCTGCCTCACGTTCTCCCCATGGAGAGGAGTGGCCTCAGCTGGAGTCCTTGGCTAGCGCTCGCGTCGTCGAGATCCCGTAGTTCCGTGGATTTCGTAGTCGCAAGAAGTCCTCTTGACTTGGAGAGGCGGCTCTCGAAAGCTGCTCTCATGTCCGTACTGAGACTCGTGAGCGTTGTCCTCCTCGTGCTGCCGCTGGCGGCGAAAGCTCAACAGAGCGGCCCCGTCGGATCTCCGATCCCTGGCGCTGCATCGGGGGGACGAAGCGAGCTGACGCCGGATCCAGACCACGTCGGCAAGCCATGGGATCCGAGTCTCTCTGAGATCGACAGAGTAGACGCATCGATCCGACTCCGTGCGGACACAGGCGCCGACAAAGAGGACTGTCACTACGGACCCGTAGAACGCCGAGTCTCTGATGAGCGCATCGATGAAATACTCATCCAAACCCGGTACATGGATCCGGCAGAGAAGTTCCAGGCTCTCATGGACGAGCCCGAAGACCCCAGTGTGAGCCCCAGGCCGCTAATGATCTACGCCCCATATACGTACCCTCTACCGAAGGGAGTAGTCTGCCCCAGGGGAGACGTGACGGCGAAGCTACTGGCAGAGCGCGAGCGGCTCATTCGTCAAGGGCAAGTGCCGAGTCAACCGCTGAGCCTACGCGAGATGGGATCGGATCAATCCCCTTACAGCTCTGCTGAGCTTGAGGCAAAGCGAATCGAGGGCGGCCCGGTGATGCTCCTCTCATTCAATCCGGATGTCTCGGAGCTACAGATCATCGAGGCGATCATGCGCAGTCGAGCGCGGCGCGGACTCGATAAGCTCTCGAACTGCTATTACGGGCCTGGCCAGTTTCGCATTTCACGAAGGACAGTGAGTCAGTACCTGAACGAACATCCGAATCTACCCGGCGATGAGTATTGGGCATGGTTCAACGAGCAGCCGCAGGACCCGAAGGCGCTCCCGTTCGTCATTCTCGTCCGGTGGGGCACGCTACCGGACTGTCCTGCGGGAGATTTGGACGCGCGGTTAGAGAGGCGGCGAGCTGAACTTCGCGGATCTCAGGGCGACCAGCAGTGATAGCTCGACTCTGTCTTGCTGCGATCGCAGTTCTCTTGGTTGGGGAGAGTGCTCACGCGCAGCTGTGTACGAACAACCGCACGAACATCTTCTCGATCCAGCTCCGGTCGTTGATAGAGGACTATCCGGGCGAGCTTCTTCAGTCGAACATTCAGAACTACGTTGCTGGCTTGTGTCTCCGCGATGGCGACGCAGCAGGGCTCTTTGATTCCACCTGCTGTCAAACCGTCGACATCGTAGTCCTGCCGTCTCTGATTCCTGCTTCGTGCGCGACCATTAGTGACGCCGTGGAAGGTAACCTCTTGTCGTGTGCGCAAGCGGCTACCCAAGCGCACGGGAACTTCTCCGTGACCGTCGTCGACGCAATCACGGTCTGTGGAGGTCCTCTCGGCACTCCAAACGCGAGTGCCTGCATCGTCCTCGAGGCCGGAGGCGCGATGTTCCTCGCGCGGAACAATGCTGTCTTCCCTCCCGAGGATGTAGTAGCGCTCGCGAATGACTACCTTCGAACGGCACTCATTCACCGCACAATGAACCCCTACTTCATAGGGAGTGCGCCTCCGGGTGATCTCTTCGGTCCAGGGAACTGGAATGGGAACATGTCGGCCCCAACCTGCGTGCAGATGCACGCCTGGTCGTCGCCAACAGGGCAAGACTGCGAGTGCGCCCAACAGTGTGTCACCAGCGACGGGACCGAACGCCCCCATGGACAAGCATGCGGTCCTGCAGTCGGGAACCAGAGACAGACCTGCAATTTCGGAATCTGCGATGGTCCCTTGACGAATGGATGCAGTGACAGAGGTGATGACACCGACAGCGATGGGGTCTGCGACGATGGAGACCAGAACGACGTTGAGCATGGAGGACAGATCTGCGGTGTGCTCGGGAGCCCGAGCCCCCCAGGCTGTGACGACAACTGTTGGGGACCCACAAACAACGGATTCAATCCGGACCAAGCCAACGCAGATCAGGACAATTTTGGCGACCTCTGCGATAGGTGCGAGGGTGTCCAGGACTCTCTTGAGACGCCGGATCACTATCAGCTGGACCACGACATCGATAGCTGGCCCGATCAGTGCGATTCCTGTCCAAACGAACGTGACGCTTCGAACTTCGACCGCGATGACGACACGTGGGGTGACGTTTGCGACAACTGCCCAGCCGTTCCGAACGGACCGGACCAGGTCAACGTTCCAGGTGTAGGAGATCAAGCCGACGAAGACGACGACACCGTCGGAGACGCTTGCGATCCAACCTCGGGCCTTCCTGGAGATACCGATGCCGACGGCGATGGAATGCCGCTCCGGCTAGAGCAGATTGCAGGAACCTCAGACTCTGACTCAGACTCCGACAACGACGGGCTCTCGGACTGGCTCGAGTGGGCGACCTACGGAACAGATCCAACCGACGCGGATACTGACGATGACGGGGTTTCCGATCAGGTAGAGATCGCGCAAGGGTCAGATCCGAGGGATCCTGAGTCGGCTCTTGGGTTCTGCGGTGACCTGAACCGAGATGCTGCCGTCAACATCATCGATGCAAGTTTCGTCCGGCGAAAACTCGCGGCCGCGACAGTACCCGTGTCGTATACGGCGAATCGCTGCGACTTCATCGTTGCGGGAGCATGTACCGCAGCCGATGTCTCGGAGCTGAGAGCCTACCTGGCGGACCCGTTGGGGTCACCACTGGCGGACATCTGCCCGGGTGTTCCGCACGACGTGACCACCGTCTTGTATTCGATGGATGGTCAAGCTTCAGTATTTACTTCGACGTCGGCGCAACGTTTCGACGAACCGCTCATCAAAGTCGAAGGGGCAGGATCCTTGCGGGTGGTCTCGACGAGCCCCACGGCTGATGCTGCTATCAATGACACGATTCCCGCGTCGGACTGGACAGGCAAGCGGCTGCGGTTCTGGATGTTGGTCCCAGATACGTCTCACTTCGGAGCAAGCGATGGCTTCCGGGTGACTCTGTCATCGCATGGAAGCAGTGTGTCGAACGCGAACCGAATCTGGTACTTCGGCACGAATGAGGTTCCTCATGGTGTCTGGAAGGAGTATGAGATCGATCCGACGGTCGGATGGGACGAGGCCAACAACACCATCAACCTGTCCGAGATCCGCAGGTTCAGGATTCAATGGAACCTCAACGAAGGCGCGGGGCGTGTGGGCGGCGAGCAGATCTACCTGGACGACTTCAGGCTCTTCGACCCGGCGTTCCCATAGCGCCGCAAAGACTCCTACGGGAGCGAGACTCCGAGTATCGCAGCTGGTGTAGCTTCCTCTTCTCGTCGCGCTTGCCAGTAGGCTTCGGCAGCCTCGGAGATCGTCGAGAACGTCCCTAGGTAGCGAGTGCCAAACTTCGCGACGTAGCCGGAGCATCCCTTCCAGCGGTAGACACCTAGCGGTAGATCGTCCTTCTTGTTCTTCCAGGTGTTGTAGTGCGGGAAGTATCCGCGGCGGTCTTCCGAATCAGGGTGAGTGTCTTGCGCTGAACCTGGCTCAACTGGCGCAGCCTGGCGGGAGGAATTCCACGTCGCTGCGTGCAGAGCACATAGCTCGATGAAGGCGGGGATCTTCACTCCGACGGATCTCCGACCAAGCGACGAGCTGCATCCCGCTTGTAATGGATCAACGCGCAGAGCTGTCGAGTGAGTTCTATCTCCTGGGTAGACCAGTCGAGCGGATGGGCTTTGGTGCGAGGGGGAAGATCGCGGAGTGATTGGCTCACTCGGACGATCTCCTGGTTGAGCTCGGGCATAGTTGGGGTCATGGCGTCTCCTATTCCACGCGATGAGCTGGGCTCAGTGCGGGCTTGATGTCGGGCAGAGCTCGGGGGGACCTTCGGTCTCCCTGCTCTTTTCCAGTTCAGGGAAGACCTGTGGATTGCGTTGACTTGCCAACAGCTCTGCTTTCGCGAGCTGCGGGCATGCTGACGCTCCTCCATCTTCCCTTCCCCGTTAGGGTTGCGACTGACTACTCGGGGTGATCACTCCGTCTATTCCCGGTAATCCAGTCAGTCGTATCTGTCTCTTGAGCTGAGCCCGCGCTCTCGGTCTTTGCACGGGATCGAGGAGAGACAGAAGGAAGTCCAGCGCTCCTCAAACTGGAATGGTCTTCACTGACGATGCGACCACAAGCGCTCCCCCGTGTTTCAGCCGGTTCCCACCGGCAATCGGGTATTCCCATCTATGGAAGTCAGCGGGGAGTTTGCGAGCAGCTCTCGCTGCCCGCTGAATAGCTGATGCGCTCTCTCTGCATCAACAGAGGAGCGCAGCCCTTTCTAACGGGGGTCACCCGTTTCTACGAGCGAGGATGGCACCTCGTGCTCTCGTGTCCCGCTTGGTCGTGGATATGGACACGAACAAGGGGACGATGCGTCCTGGTCTGTATGACCAGAGACGGCTGCAATCAGTGCGCTCGACCCGCGCGGGGAGCGTCTTCTCGAAGCAAGACAATTATACGGCAATCACTCGAAAAAAGCAAGCAGAAAAGTGAGTGCCAATGCAGATTTACAGGGGAAGATGGAGTGAGTCAGTGACTATAGGGGACGATGAGTCAGTATAGGGGACGATGGAGTGAGGCGCGTACTTGAGAGTGCCAAATCGCAAGACGGGGATCCTAGCTGCTGCCGCTCTTCTTCACGACGAACTCATGGAGCGCCACAGCCATCACCACGGGATGGTCTCGAAGCGCACGGGCATACGCGTCGTTAGTACTTTTGGCCCTGGACTTCGCGTGAAGAGTCGCCCTTTCAGGACCCGTGGCTTTGTTGAGTTCCTCGCTTTACTTCAGTTGAATGAGCGCTCTTGCTTCCACCAACGTCATTTCAACGCGTCCTCCTGCCGACTCACTTCCTGCTGCCCACTCACTGATAGGGGAAGATGAGCAGTGAGTCGCCTCTGGTATTGTTCTCCGAGGGACCTAGGTAAGCCCCTCGCGCGAAGTCTTGCCACGGCGCAGCCTGGAGCGCCAGGTGAGGATTCTGATAGCGAGCTCACCGCTGCTTCTCCCCTCTACTCGTGAGCCAGATCCCGATCCCGATGGTCACGAGCCAGACGAGGATACTTCCACCGGAGGAAGACCCTCCGCATCCTCCTTGCTGTTGACACTCGTACTTCTGCTCCATCTCGTCCGCAGAGCCAGGGGGCCACTCAGCTCTTGCCGTGGATGCAAACAACAGAACGCCAGCGAGCAGAGCTGCTCGAAGCATAGTCAGTGCTTTCGGCCAGCGCCGACGTCAGCCGCGATCGTCAGAGCATCCTGCAAGCTCTGGCAGTCATATGTTGCGAGACCGTTCTTGTCGGCACTCTTGGTCCAGCGCCGCGCTCCAATTGTGGCCATCGTGCTGGTCCCGTGGACGTTGACCAGAGCGACGACGCCCGAAGAGCGAGCCAGATCCGCTCCCACCGAGTCAATCCAAGCCAGCTCGTCCTGAAACGGAATTCCCGGATTGTGAGTTAGATCCACGATCCAGGTCTTGGCTCCGACCCTCTGACACTCCTGCATCCCGCGCTGAATCGCCTCCCGGAATTGCGGAGTACTCAGCGACTCCCAGATCGCGACGAGCGCCCTCTCAACTGGATGGTGCTCAACTACGACGGTTCGCGGGATCATGAATAGCTCCGTCCCCGCCATGACTCACCTCCATCCTGACCGCTCGATCGGCAGCCAGAGGTGAGTGCTTGATTGCGACAGCAGGGATCAGACGAGATCAGGAGCGACACAGTTGAACGTCGAGTATCTCCCGAGAGCCGGAAGAGTATTTTCTCTTTGCGGACGACGAGCTGAAGAGCTTCCCGTCAGCCGAGAAGAGGTTTCTCAGAGAAGAAGAAGTCAGCCCCTTGGACGTGCCTTCGTGCCGTCAATCAAGGAGCTGAAGATGACAATCAGACTGCTAAATGGAGACTGCCGAGAACTACTGAAGATCTGCCCGGACGCCCGTTTCGACGCGGTGATCACTGACCTGCCCTACATCCGACCGTGCCTCCCCCTCTGGGGAGACGTGAGCCTCGTTGCGGGTCGCGTGCTCAAGCCCGGAGCGCCGTTTCTGACCTACACGGGTGCGAAGTACCTGCCGGAGATACTCCAGCTGCTCGGTCGTGGACTTAGCTACCAGTGGCTAGGGAAGGTGATCCACTCGGGGAGTTACTTCCGAGCCAGGGAGCACGTTCGGACCTGTGGCAAGCCTTACGCGCTTTTCTACCGGCCGCCGTACCGCCCCACCGTGCTTCCGTTTGTCGACATCCTCCAGGGAGGAGGTAAGTCGAAGAAGTGGTTCGAGTGGGAGCAACCCATCGAGGAAGCGCAGGCCTTCATCCGGATGTTGACGCGTCCCGGGGACTGGATCCTCGACCCGTGCTGCGGGTCGGGAACGACTCTGATCGCCGCTCACCTCGAGGGCCGCAACGCGATCGGGATCGAGATAGATCGACCTCGATGTGCCTTGGTCTGGGAGAGGCTCCGCGAGGAGAGAGTGCCCGTCGAGTGCCCTGAACTCAGTCGGACCTCGGTTCCTTCGTCACCTGCGCCTCGAATAGACCGCTACCCTGGTCCGCGAGCATGGCGACGACCTCAAGGACCCGCTCGTCATGCGGAATGAGATCTCGATCGAGCGCCCGCTTTAGCGCCAGGAGGAGGAGGAGCGCAGCGCATTTGATCTCGGCCCGGATCGTCTCCTGATCGTCCATCTCAGCCTTATCGGCTACGCGGGAGTCACTTCCCTCCTCGACAGAGAGAAAATACTCTTCTTGCTCGCTGGTAGAGACTCGCTGGGAGTCTTCAGACCCGGAAGTAACTCTTCAATACCAGAGAGAAACTACTCCGAAGGCAACGACGCCCGGCCTCAAGGCCGAAGATAGCTCGCGGCGAGTATCTCGGCCACGACACATGAGTTGCCGGCTCCCTGCACTACGCAGTAAGTCGTAGAGAGACAGGTCGAGAATGCCCCCCTTCGGCACGTCTGTGTACCAAAATCCTTGGTACACGAGCTCACGGCGCGACGTGGTAGCATGCGGAAAACCACAGACAGGAGAGCTGGTTAGCGCGGTCTTGCGTCACCGAGCGCGGACTATTCGTAATCAGCAGGTCGCCGGTTCGAGTCCGGCCGTCGGCTCCATTTCGCGAGACTTTTCGCGGACTTCCCGAGCCGCCGACATCCGCTCGTCCAGTGCGTCCTACCAAACTCTACCAACGAGATGGGACCACTCCCGAAGGGCCTCCAGTTACGGGGCAAGTCGTACTACGTCCAATTCAAGAGCAGCGATGGATCGTTCCGACTACGAAGCGTGGGAAACGACTACGCCAAGGCGCTCGAGGCACATGCACGTCTTCGGCGCGTCTCTGCGACTGAGTCAGGAGCAACATTCGGAGAAGTCTGCGAACGCTACCTGAAACGACAGGAGACGTTCTCAAAGCCGAAGAGCGTCCAGTGCGCGAGATACTCATGCTTGACGCTTCTCCGGCACTTCAGAGATCGCCCGGTTCGAGAACTCACGCCGGAGGATCTCTCCGAGTTCATTTCAGTCCGTCGGAAGAGAGTTTGCGCAAACTCAGTCAACGCTGACCTCCGAATCCTTCGCGCCGCTCTACACCTCACAGTCGATGAGGAGATCATCCGCGAGCTGCCCTTCAAAGTGCGGATGCTGCGTGCGACGCCACGCGAGATTGTCCTTTTGTCTCGCTCGGACGTGCGCAAGCTTCTTCAGTCAACCGCCGACCCGCGCATTCGTCTACTGATCGCTTTGGCCGCTTCGACTGGACTTCGACGTCAAGAGATTCTTCACTTGAAGTGGAGCGACGTTGACGGTGACTCGATCACTGTGCGACCAAAGGATGGATGGGAGAGCAAGACCTATCAGCGTCGAAGGGTCTATGTTCCCTCGCCCGTCGTGTCGATGCTCAACGAGTATCGGCGAGTACAACGCTTCAATTCTGACGAAGACTGGCTCTTCACAGCACGAAGCACGCGACGGAGGCTCAGCGAGGTATCTAAGCCTCTTCGGAGAGCCTTCTCGGCGGCGGGGCTCTACAAGCGCTGGACTCTGCTTCATGGAGTGAGACACAGCGCTGCGTCGGAAATGCTCCTCAATGGAACGGACCTCCGCACGCTCATGGAGATCCTCGGCCACAAGAACCTAGCGACGACCCAGCGTTACGTGCACACGACTGAAGACGCCAAACGCGCTGCTGCCAGCAGGGCCCTGGTATAGGACCAGAGAACTTCTCGGGGCGGGTTCAGTAGCCGTCCGGCCGAACGACGAGATCTTCGTCCTTTCTGGCGTCCCATCGGCTAGCCTGAAGCCATGAGCGATCTTCCGAGTGTCCCAGGGCCAGTTACGATCACGCTCACTGGGGAGCAGTTCGAGCGCCTGCGTACGGGGGTTCGGCCTCCTGAGCCTTCCTTTCCACGCTGGTACAGCTTTGTAACCAGCATCGTGACCTTCGCCGGTCAGCAGCTCCTAGAGCACTATTGGGGCATCCCGACCTTTGTAAGCATCATCCTCTTCGGCGTCGGTCTGTGCTTCCTCGCTTGGTCGCTGATACCGGACCAGTACAGAGTCAAGAAAGCCTGGGCCGTATTGCTCATGCTCTTTGCGACCGCCTGTTGGGCAAGCCTCGACATCGGAGCGAACTACATCCGGACTCCCGAGAGCGACCCCTCTAGGCCAGTTCTCTTGGGGACCAGGGGCACCATAACGACTGAGGAGAAAGGGGCTATTACCAGCTTCACGCCCAAAGTGAACATCGAGAACATAGGTCCACAACCCGCATACGACGTAGAGTTCATGTGGGCTATGTCTCTCTTGGGGTCGTATGCTTCCGTAGAGAGCGGGGATCTCAAGATCGTAAAGCCTATTCCTGGGGGAGCCAAGAAAGAAGTTGCCCTCGGAATTGTCGAAGCGAGCTGCAAGACTCCCGGAACGCTTCCTAGTAACTACTGTCAGATAGGTAGTCTCGCTATCTTCTTGAAGCTAAAGTATAGAGGCGGGGCTGCCAACAGGAGCTATTTGAACGAAGAGTACTGGTACACCTACAGGCTGAATGGCACCGGAGGTTTAGCCGATGCTGAACCTAGTCAGAAGGCCGAGTTCGAGCCTCATGCCAGGAAGGCAGTAGAGAAGTACAACTAGGGGGAGCAAATGCCGACACTACTGATTCTTCTAGTTCTGATGCCCGGCATGGCCTGGGCTGAGCCTCTCTGTGGGAAGACACCTGAAGTCTCTGCAAACGGATCTTCGATGATGCCCGAACAGAACTTCAGCGTAGACAAGGCCCTCGGCGCTTTTCAGTACTTCGAAGTCGCCCTGCCTCAGCTGATACGCAGTAGCAACCTGACTCAAGAAGTCGTGCGAAACGAGCTGTTCTATGTGGGCTATCCGAACCACCTTCGGGTCGTGGAAGGAGCGTTTCTTCGCTCTCAGGCCCTTCTAAGAAAGTCCGAGCATGCCTTGATCCTAGAGCAGAGAAAGGCCGGTAAGGCGACGTCGGAAGAGGTCGGAGCTGCCGAGCAGAGGCTCAAGGACGCCAAGGAGCAGTTCTGCAAGTTCGTAGGCCAGGCGCGATACTCCGACTAGCCCCCATGCAGCTTTGGCTCGACTAACTACGCACGCTCAAGCTGACGACTCAACTCTCTCTGCGAAGTCTTTCCGCAACCTTACGACAGTGTATGTTGTAAGGATCAAGCTTCAAGCCGGCCTCCGCGTACGTCAGAGCCTTTGACTCTTGTCCAGCATGTATCGCAACCCAAGCCATGCGAGAGAAGTCATCAGCATCGGCTTGACTACGGCGTCTGTCTAGCGCCCCCATCAGCCGTTGAGCCAGGCTCCGGCGCGCCTCCCTGCCGATTTCCGGGCGCTCCCGCAGCAGTTGGTTCAGGCGGTTGGCCGTACTCGAAAGGTCATTGAACGGAACCGAGCTCAGTTGAGCGCGCTCGACAAAGGCATGTATCTCACCTAGCAGCTCTCCCGTTTGGTAGCAGGCGTGTCCAAGCATCAACCAAGCCTCGGGCGCCTCGGTAGCATCGGGGTCGTTCTCGAGGAAGAGCCTCAATTCGCGCTTGGCGCTCTCGTAACCCTCTGAGGAACGGGTCTCCATGTGCCATCTAGCCAGGATTAGCCAGCCGGGGTTGTAGTTGCGACAGATCATTTCGAGGATCGGTTCGAATTCCTCGAATGACTCGCCTGCCTCGACGCGTCGAGCGATGTTGGCGATGAAACGCTCAAGCCGCAACGCCAGCCCGAGGTGAATGTCGCCAGGACGACTCGGGCCGAGCATCTGCAACAACTCAACGTCTGACTGAATCCCGGCCTTGAAGGGACTCACATTCAACTTCTTCCTCCCGAACACGCTTGCTACAAGAGGAAGAGACATGAATGGTTGCTTGTCCGTTGGGGCATCTCGTTGCTCTGCGAGCGAGAATTGGAGTAAGGACTCAATCCCCTTCTCGACCTCATCTCGCTCTTGGGTGGAACGCAACAGGACTGCCTCGAGAGCCAAGCGAGGCACATGAGAGTTCCAAGCCGATAGCGTCAAGAAGGCGCGTTGTGCACACGGAGACAATGAGGCGTAGGTTCGCTCGAAGAGCGCGATCAAGATGTCCTCACTGCCTGCGACGATCTGAGGAATGTTCGCTGCCCTTCGGCGCTTCTCAACCTCCCCGAGCAGGATCTTGATGACATAAGGATGACCAGACGACTCCGCAATCAACTTCTCCACATACTCCTTGTCAATCAACTTGGTGATACCCAACCGAGCTGCGGTTTGGTTGATTAGAGCAAGCGCTTCGGGCTCCTCCATGCCTTGAACTTCAACAGGGTAGTCTCCTTTGAACTCCCGCAGGCGGGTTGTGATGAGCGCTTTGTTGGGTAGTCGAATGAATGACTCGATCCAGTTGAACGTCTCGATCGGGCTTTGGGTTGTCTCGAAGTTATCGAAGATGAAGAGCGTTGAGCCCAAGTCACAACGCTGGAGCTGCTGCTCGAAGAACGTCCGTGGGTTGAAGTCTCTGCTCTCCAAGACAGCTTCCGAGCAGACCAAGCGCGCGTACAGCTTGCTGATGTCGTCAGGAGAGATCACACTCGGCCTAACTTGCTTCGGACCGCTAAGCTGAAGATCAACATCTCGAGCACTGAACCAGATGATCGCTTCATAGCGGTTGCTCCCAAACAGTCTCCTAACGACGCTAAGAGCGAGCGATGTCTTGCCAATTCCTCCACTCCCGACGAGTGTGATGATTGGCCTTCTATCGTCCACGAGGAGGCGATTGAGTTCTTCCTCGAGCCTCGGACGTGGGATGTACTCTGTAGAGAGATCTGGCACGTTCGAGAGGCATTGGTCCTGAGCGATTAGCTCCCCATGTCCCTCAGTCTCACTGGGTGGAAGTGTACCTGGCGGAGTTATATAGGAGCTAAGATCACCGTCGCGTCTATTGTCTGAATAGTAGGACAAGAGCTCATAGCGCTTACTAGTCAGGCCCCCGTTTGGCAGGAAGAAGTCCTGCAGTTCCGGATCCGTCTGAAAGAGCGGGATGTGCCGAGGCTTACCGAGGAAGATGTGGACACCATTGGGGAACGAGTGATCAGACTGCTTGGCCAGAAAGTCGAATGCCCCGCCGTCCTGCGTGATCCGCGAGACACGGTACTTTCCCGACAGGTTCCGGTGAAGGTACGCCCAAGGCCGCGAAAAGAGCGAGCAGTTGTCATAGAAGAGTTGGATCGACTTGGCCAAGTCGTTGGCAGCCACGCTGGCGCGTGCGGGTTGAGTTGCCCCATGCGCCCTGGTTTTGTTTCGTAGCGTTGCGAAGAGCCGAAACCACCGCCTCATGTCGGTCTTCACCGGAAGGGCTTCAGCATCGATGTCCAACAGCTCGAGCGTGGCCCTTAGCGCCGCAACTGAGTCGTATTGCCAGTCACCCTTGCGAGTCAGTCTGGTCAACTCCGCCTGCTCGTTTCTAGCCTCAGCAATCAAGAACTGCGCTGCTTGTCCTGTTAGCGCGTCCTCGACCACACGGCCCCAATCGCCGACTCCGTCGGCGTGGACTAGCTGGTGCTCGAGCCGATAGCGGTTTCGATCCTTGTCGTCTCCAATCGCCGCGACGAGTCCCAGCACGGCAGCCTTCGCCAACGCTTCACCTAGGAGGAGAAGCGTGAAGAAGTACGTGAAGTCCGAATCTGACTTCGCGTTCTCGGCTCTTTGAGTAACTTGATCTATCGCCGCGTGGCGCATGGCCTCCAACTCCCGACGGGTTGGCACGGGTGTTTCACAGCGCTCAATCGTGAATCCTTGTCTTGTCAGGAGTCAAGTTTGACGAGGCGAGCCGAGACCGCGCGCAGTTGGGACCTCGAAGCGGAAGCTCTGCCCATGCCGTAGTCGCAATATCTGCTGACGGGACACTCGTCACATAGGGGCGCCCGCGGGCGGCACACTCGCATCGAGAAATCGATTGCGGCGTAGTTGAATTGCCTGAAGGCACGACGCGGTGTGAGTCTTTCGGCGACATCCTTCGCCCACCCCAAGTGCCGAGGGTCACGATTGTAGCGCTGGCCAGTCATCCGGCTTAGCCAACGGACGATATTCGAATCCAAGACCGTGACTCTCTTGCCCCTGTGCAGAGACAACCACGCGGCGGCTGTGTACATCCCTACGCCGGGAACCTCGCGGAGTTTCTCAGATTGCTCCGGCGGCCGACCACCTTGATTTGCCACGACTCTGGCTGTTCTCAAGAGATACTTAGCCCTCTGGTGAAGGCCGAGTGTCCGAGTAGCTTCAGCGACGGCTTCTGCCCCACCGCATACCAGACTCGCTGCAGTCGGGAACCGCGCGACGAGACTGGGATAGATGACTGCGACTTGGTTGGCTCGCGTTCGCTAAAGAAGAAGCTCGGCGAACAGCGTGCGCCACGGATCGCGCTCGATGCGCCACGGGTACACTCCGAAGTTTGCTGTTCCCCACCGCATCAGCCGCCGGCGAACTGCCAGGATCCGAGCTCGATTCCACCCTATCGTCTGTGTCACAGGCATTCGCTCTTTCCTGGTGCGATGTCGAAGCAATTAGGGAAGCCAGATCAATCGCTCAATCTTCAACTTCCCGGCGGCTTCCTGCACCATGAGCCTGAGGCGAGGATCATCATACCTCCCGCTAGCCCATATTAGCACCGCGGCGTATAGCCTTGCGCCGACGACTCCCCAACACCGCTCATGTACCGCCATGAGAACCAGCTTCCATTCGTCTGGACTAACCCCGACTCGGTGGACACGGGTTTGATGTGAGATCTGCCTTCTCTTCGTACTCCGCCGGACTGCAATAGTCGAGGGTCGAGTGCAGGCGGCGGCGGTTGTATCTCGCCTCGATC